CAGCACCTTCTGCAATTTGAGCTTTTACAAATGCCGTAAGAGTTGAAGGATGAACACCGCGTTTTAGTTCATAATTAAAAGGTTGTTCACTTTGTTGAAGCTGCTTTTCAAATTTAGATGCCCAATCTTCCTGATCACGTCCAAATAATACTTTAAACTCACGTTTAATAAGATCTCCATGTTGATTTTGTTCTAACCAAGACAAGGCCAGAGAACGTTTTTCTTCAGGAATGTTAGCACGGATGTCTTCTTTAATAGAGACTTCTAAACCTTCTTTTGTTTTTAGTTTTGATAAACCAGCCTCATCCATTAATTTCGGCAAGAGTGTCTGGGATATATATTTTAAATGATGCTCCTTAGCAGCAAGAAGGTCTTTTGCTTTTTCAACCTCAACCTCAGCTTCCATTTGGGCCATAGCTGCTTCTGAAAGTTCAGCCATTAACTGACCTCTTGGTTTTTCTTCAAAACCTTCATAATCAAACATTTGTTGACTCCATTTCTTTAGATTTTTAAACTTATGACAACCTATAACTTAAATAACATCCCCTTGCAAGAACTTTTCTCCATTAAAAATATCTTGGGCAGTAACGGCAATATAATGCTGTTTTGCACCACTCCATTGAAGCAATTTTACATTACCCCCAGTATAATCTGCGGCAATAGCAACGGATAAGCCCAAAAGGATTGGGTTTCCAATTAACAACAAATAATCATCTTCAGTAAAATTACATAAAATAGTATGCATTTTGCGAATGGCAGGAAGAAGATTAAAGGGGGATGAGTTTGGTTTTAAAATAAAACGAATTTCCCCATATTCAGCAGTGGAGCTAAAATCAAATTTAGATGTTAGCTGTGAATTTTTATCCACATGGTGTTGATCTTGTACAATATAAACGGTCATATCCATTCCTTTATTTGATCACCAGTAATCTGTGATGCTATGTCAAACTTTTCTCGTAACGACCTAACAATGTGTTCGTCAACTGTACCCTTACACACAATATCAATATATGAAACAGAAACATCCTGACCTATACGATGTGCCCTATCTTCAGCCTGTAAACGATCAATAAGTTTAAAGCTGTTGCTATAAAAAATCACAGTCTTTGCCTGAACAAGTGTAAGACCAGTTCCACCTTTTTGCGGTGTTGCCACAAAAAATTGAACTTCTCCTTCTTGAAAGCGACGTTTATTTTCCGCCGCCTGTTCCGCTGAAATTTTACCATCATACCGAACAGCATTGTCGCCCAAAAGATCCATTATTAAATCTATGTCTTTAGTAAATCTAGCCCAGATGATAGCTGGGTGAAAAATACCATCTACTAACTCAGCAAGGGCATCAAGCCTTGGATTCTTACCTTCCAATACATGTATAGGCTCTTCATCATCAGTTTTAACATAGCCACAAATAATTTGTTGAAGCCTCAAAAGTCTTGTTACGGCAAGATTACCATCAATCACAGATCCGCTATCCAAAACAGCAAGGGCTTCATTTTTCAGATCATCATAAAGACGTTTTTGTGTTGGTGTAAGCTCTACCAACCTACGACTGTAAAGTTTAGGTGGAAGGTTTAACCCCGCTGTTTCTTTTGTCACCCTACTGCAAGTTGTTTCAATAATTTTTTGTAATTGGTCCACATTTTTGTAGTTCAATAATTTATCAAAGCCTGGATCCCGTCCAGTGGTTTTTATGCTATCAGATCGAGTGAACCATTCTCCAAAATGGAATTTATAGACTTGGAAATTGGTTAATCCAAATTTTTTCCAAAAATCATCCTTTAAGAATTTTATCTGGGCATAAATGTCAAATGGGCCTTTTGCAATGGGTGTGCCTGTTAGAATACGTCTGTAAGGTGCATATTTCCCACTAGCAACAATAGTTTTTGTCCGTTGGGCAGAAGGACTTTTGATGTTGTGGGCCTCATCAAGGATATACAAACACTTTTTTTGTTGAAGAAATTTACCCATGTACTTTTTCCCCAAATCGGTCATGAATCCGTCGTAACTTACAAACAACCACGAAAACCCCTGATGAGATAAAAGGTTTTTCATATCCACAATAGTGCCTTTATTTTTTGCTTTGGACGACTCCCACACTTGAGCCTTTACCTTTTCCCTAAGCCTTATTGGTACATGTTTGGGTAATTCATCTGTCAACCAGTTACGGTGGACTCCTGATGGGGCCACAACAAGCACAGCATCAATTTTACCCTGCTCATAAAGGTAACAAGCCGTATCAATAGCAATTTTTGTTTTTCCACAACCCTGCTCCCACAGGATGCCAAAAAATTCAAAATCTTTGCTTTCTCCAAAAACCTGTCTTTGGTGCTCAAACGGCTCACTGTGAAATTCATACTGCATTAGCATCTCCTTTTCTACAAAAAGACCTTAGCCCAGAACAGGTGTTCTGTAAAGAAAAAATTAAAATCCAGAGTAAAACTTAACTTCATCTTAACCTCGTTTTTAAGTTAAGTATCCCCAAGGGTCCGTATTTCCTTTCTCTTCTTAACTTACTCTACTTTATATTAATAATATAAAGTAAATAAAAAAGTCTGAAAATCTCCTAGGAATTGAAAATGCGTTTTTAGTTAAGCAAGTCAAGATTTGAGAAAATATAGATTTATATTCAATAATTTACCGTGCTTGACTTTCAAAACTAAAATGAATTAAGTCAAGTAGGAGTTATTTTTGAATAAGCTCCCTGAAGCCAAGCCAAAAAGCAGCAGCTATTCCCGTCAAAAACATTGTTAATACCGTTAAAAGACCTTTGCTTTTAACAGAATCCATTGTTTGCCTCCATTCTCGGAGGTGCTGCATATCTTTTTGCATTTCTATTGGGTCATTACTTGCAATACCAAGCTGCATTAGTGTTTGTCTCACCGATTCAGCAACTATCGTTTTCACTTCTTCTTTAAATTCATGATCTGGCTTCATCACATCCCCATGCTTTTCTGGCGGCATTATTTGCCTTTGCTTCTTTTATTGTTTGGGTCGTGTCTTTACTACTCCATGAAACAGGATGCCATGAAGCACAAACTTCGCTTTCAATCTCTCTTGTATCCATCATTGTTGAACAACTCACCAGCGTCATCACGAGAAAAAGAATTTTTACGTGCTTCATCTGCCCTATGACCTTTTTGTTCTAGGATTTTAAGCTGTTCATCAACTATGTTTTTATGACCAGCTTTGACGAGTTGTTCAACCACAAAACCTGTGAGCATAACAAGAGCTTTTAAAACAGGAGTCCAGTTCATTTTTTGATGATTTTTGTAGCTTTAATTCGTCCATAGATAGCAAGAATACCACCAAATGCTGCCACAATACCAGAAATAGAATCTATAGCCTGAGCTTGATCCACAGGTGAAACTGTGTAGCCAAAAATTCCAGCAACTCCTGCAAGTAATGCCAAAATTCCACCCCATACTGTTTTAGAAGCTAAAAGTGATTTATAGTCGTCCATAGTCATCTCCTATTATTGACATGCTTGAAAATGCATGGGATCAGTTCGTTTTTTCCACCTACCGCCCCAAACCCAACCATGGTCCTCAAAAATCTTTACAACTTCTTTTGGCATACTTGGGTTTGTGATTCCTAAACCATTTTCTCTTGGATTAAGATCAATAGCAGCTCCAAAAGCATGAGTTGATAAAGTAAATCCTCCACGGATCAAACGATAATTGAACGTCCCACCACATAAATGTAGATTATTTTTTTCTAAAGGAAAACTATTTTTTTCATAAAGCTTCCAAATTTTTTGTAAAATAATTTCTAAATCATTTGCACATTTCTTGTGCATCCTTAATTTAATTTTAAGTTTTGGATCCCATGCCGCGTACATTTGCCAAGGACAAGGCACAATAACAATGTTTTCCCGCTCCCATTTTGGACTTAGTTCACCAAATCTCCCAGTAGGGTTGCCGTAAAATTCAACAAGGTTTTTGGGTGTGGGATACATTTAATTTATCCTAATTGTTCCTTGAATGTCAATTGTCAAACCACTAGCAGCAGCGGTCGCTTGCAACAATCCTTGTGTGACGTTACTGCCCATCTGGGCAAGGTTGATAATAGAGCTGTTGTTTGTCATGTAAGCTGAAAACATAGTAAAACCACCGCTTAACGTCAAATTACTCCGAACATTTATCGTTAATGGTTGTTGTAGTCCAGCAGTATTTAAAGCAGCAAAAGGAAGCCCAGTGATCCGTAAGTTACCTGCCGTTGTACCATCAAGTGTGGAAACGTTTACACTACAGAAAAAATCAACCAATCTTCCTCGGCGTGTCCAGTGGCCCACTCGTGTGCCGTATGTTTGACTTCCACTTGTTGTTGACCCACTAACAGAAGGTGTCCACGTTCCCGAATCAATGTCAGGTTCTGCTCGCAAAATAGCCCACTCCGTTGCTCCTTTAAAAGCAACAAAAGTCGAACCTTGGCTTCGTAACTCTCGCGTAGTTGTGCCGTCTATAGTTTCAATAGCGTTTGTTGCTACTGTATCTTGGGCCGCACTCCAAGTTGGTAAAGGATCATAAAAACCCAGTTGAGCACGGCCAGCAAAAACACCATTTCCTGTTACACCAAGGTATGTCGAACTGGCATTAAAAAGCCGCAGACGAATTGACCAGTTGTTTGCTGCTGCTGTGACATCGGCCACAAGCGTAATGAGTTTATTACCATTAGGTAAATCAGTACACGTCCCACTGACGTATGTTCCATCACCAGCACTTGCTGTATTACTTACCGTATTTGTTGCAAGGGCAACACGCATCTCTGCTCGGTTTGCAGAACTTCCACGGTCCAGCATTAACATTACTGTGTTACGCTCAACGGCTTGAACGACAAAACTTGCGACAAGGCGAGTAATACCAAATGGTTTAGCATATACCTGAGCAATTTCATGAAGGTTTGTTGTGTTGTCTTCTTGAATTTTATCTAGCGTGGTTCCGCCGCTTGGATCAGTTCCTGTGTTTGCGCTAATCGTGGTAAATGTTTTTGTCCACGCTGCATTACTTTGATCGTTAGCATAGGTTAAAAGGTTAAGTGGAAAACCATGTATAACCAGAACGGTGTCATCTGCGTTTGTCTTTTTTACCCCAATCATACTACGGTTATCAACTGTGGATAATTGTGGAAGGATAACAATTCCGCTATCAGTACCAGTCCCAACAGGTTTGATTGACCCCGTATCACTCGTGAGAAGGCTCACTTGGTCAGTAACTGCACTTGTACCTATTCCAACTGCCCAAGTACCAGCGGATTCTCGCCAAACCCCATCGCTAAAAATAATTTCTTTTTCTTCGTCATCAACCCAGCCCTGAAGGCCCTCAAACGGAGTTTTAAACGTCCACCCATCATAATAAAATCCAATTTTTCCTGCTTGACCAGCCCACACTCCTGTTGGGGAACCTGCAATCAAATAGGTGTCACCGTTTACAGGAGAACTAGGTGGTGTTGCTAAATCCCGATCTTTAATGAGTAGGTTCGCCAACACATCCATGATCCGCAACGCTTCATTATGAGTCGTTTCCTTCTGAGCTTGCGCTACCTCAATAAAGGGAAAACCATGCCGTATACTATCTACCATTTTGCATTCCTTAAATTACTGAATAAATTCCAGGGCCAATGATTGCGCTATTCTGCGCCACTTGGGCTGAAATTGTATTTTGAGTTGATCCAAAATCAGTTGTTTGCATAGCCACAGTATAAGTAAAATTTTGGGTTGTCAAAACTTCAGTTCTTACCACCGTAACTCCATTATAAATTTTTAATGTGTAGCTTTCCGTTTCTTCATTTAAAGGAACATCAGTATTGTTGAACCAACCCCCATTATAACGAGTTCTTCGGATCCAAGTTAAGACAAAATCACCATTTGTCTGCTTTACCGCTTTAAATTGGGCCGGAGAATAGGGTTTTAAACTTCGTCCTGTATTTGCAAATGTTTCTGCAACTACTGTTGTAATGTTTTGTCCAACAGAAACAGGTTTGTAATACCGAGAAGTATTTAATAAACTGGAAGAGTCTAGTACACGTTCTAAATTTCCTCCTGACGTTATGAGAACAAATCGTTCACCAATAACGTGACTTCCTTTTTGGTCATCTGTTCCAAGACGACCACGGTATAAATTACTTAATCTATACTGTCTTGTACCTATTAGTGTAGCTGTTTGAAATTGAATAATTTCGTTTCCAATAACACAGGCATTAAAAGAATTAAGCAAA